AGAAAGACTTCTTTTACCTTTTCACGATTAATATTAAATTCATCATCACTCCAGTAAGAACCAACTTCTTCACCCGGAGATTTTTTGACACGTATGCCTAAACCTCTATCGTGATTAGCAAGGTAGACGGCTCCTTTACTAACCGTCTGACCTTTGTCGTTAGCTATGTATACGTAATACACACTCTTATTATTATCTACATCTTGTGTAGACAGTAACTGCTGCAGTAAAACAGGCATCAAACTAGTTCATTGTTGTGTGACATAACTTCACGTAGTCGGTTTGTCTTGCCGTCAAAGAACAGTGTGCTGCACAATCCAGTCATTCCGCTAAACCTATTTTTGATCACTCGTACCTTTGTAGTGTTACGCTCTACAGGGCAGTCTGCTTGTCCGTTTCTTTCCAGACCTATTACAAGATCACTTAGTTGCCCTATTGAGTGCGATCCGCGCAAATGGTTTAACGAAAGCTCTTTGCCCTCTTCATGCGAACCGTCTGACACTCTACGCAGGTGAGAAGCTATAATCATACAGATGCCTAGCTCTTGTACCAGTGTACGCAACTTAGTCATACACTCATCAATGGTGCGTCTTTCATCGAAACCGTGTTCTTGCGAACTTACCAAGATGCTTATGTGGTCTAGTACAATGTACTTACACTTCAGAACCTTTGCCATGTAGCGCATACGACCAATGATATTTTGTATTGAATTACTTCCAAAGTGATCAAAGAAAAAAATACGACCACTACCCACAGTGTCCTCAAAGGCTGTACGATACTCTTCCTCTGTATACTCTGTATCTGGAAGGTGATAAGGCTTGCTGCCGTGTATTCCCATAACAGCTTTTGCAGTGGTCTTTACGGACTCCTCCAAAAACATAAGGCCTACGTTTTCTTTTGTAGTGCTAAACACATGGTACACAAGCTCTCTCATAAAACCACTTTTTCCTATGCCTGTTCCAGCGCATACCGTAATCAACTCTCCGGGGCGCATTCCGTAAGTGTATTTATTTAAACCAGCATAGGGATACGTTGCAATGGACTTTTCTGGACCTTTGTTTAGCTCTTCCCACAAGTCCGTACCAGACACAATACCTTCTGGAGTGTGCGTTGTAGCGTTCCACCAGTCCTGTTTAAACTCTGCCGTTGCATTCTTTTCAAGATAGTCGTTAGGGTCTTTGTATCGCATGTTGATAACTGACGCTTTTGGTGCAAGTAGCTCTGCTGCTTTTCGAGCCGCTGCCTGTCCTACTTCATCATTATCAAAACAAATACGAATATGATCAAACTGGTTTAGAAAGTCATAGTTGTCGTTTATGTCTTTCTCTATAGACTGTGCGCCTGATCGTACTGACACTACAGGCCACTGACTGTCGAACATTTGATAGACCGACATTGCATCCAGTTCGCCCTCGACTAAGGTAATATACTTACCACCGTTGCCAAAAATCTGCTGACCAAAAAGACCACACTCACTCATGTTGCCTTCTGTAAAGAACTGTTTCTTACTATTTCTTATTTTGTTTGCGATATGTAAATTGTTTTTATCAAAGTAAGGGTAGATATGTTTACCATCATTTGATAAAGTCACACCGTATCGAAAACATACATCTTTGCGTATCTTTCTGTCTTTTATTGAGTCTGAGTAGCCTTGAGATAGTTCAACATTATTGTCAAACGGCACGATATTTTCTCCTTTGTGAGTAGTATTGCAAGAGAAGCAATGAGTACCCCCGTCCACATAAATAGAAAGGGCATCGCTAGAACCACAGTCATCGCAGGGTTGGTGTGTCTTGACATATTTTGCATTTGCCAACTTTAAAAGAACTCCTCTACTTTTGGTTTCACTGCGATCTTTGTAAAGTATTTAAGACCGGAAGAGTACTTAAACAGTCGTAACCCTTTACCGTCATTCGCATCCTTCCAACATTCCGCTTTGAAGTCACAGTATCGACAAGGAAAGTCCAAAACGTAGTTTCCACTTGTACCCATTGGAACGGGATCATAGCACTTTTCAGGGGGTTTGTCAAGTTTCATAACTTTCTTTAAATGTTCAATGCGTGCAGACGCATCCATTTTTGTAAGTTCATCTACCATCAACAAAGCAATCTCTCCAGTGCTTTTATCGTAGGCAAGAAAGCCTCCTTCTTCACAGTCCTCTGCTTCCATGTATCCAGAGATTTGACCAACATATCCAAACGCATCCTGTTCAAACAGTGTACCTTGTTTAAACTTTTTAAATCCAGCCGCCGATGCAGATTTAACATCTATAATGCAACCGTCAATCTTAGCGTCTATGTGTCCTTTTACGCCGTTTAACTTTACTTCTTTTTGTTCATCCTCTACCTTGTGTCCTGCTTCTGCTGCAAGAAATAAAAGTAAAGATTCTACAATGTTTCCATAAAAGAATTTTAAAAGAAGCTCTGGTGGATGTTTTACAGGCTCTGTGTTCATTTCGTACCAAAGCTTACGATCTTCTCGTCCTATGTTGGACATTCTAAGATAAGATTTTCTTGTACGCTCTGAGGGATCAAGAAAGCTTACAGCTTCTTTTGTTAGGGATGCCGTAAACTTTTTTAAATTTTCAGAGTCTATAGATTGTTTACCGTTATGAATTATATACCTTATGTCTGCTATAAGAGAGTAAATATTTTTCTTATCAGTAGTCATATTCTTCATCTTCCAATAAGAGTTTTTCCAAAGAAGCTTCCTCAAACCCCATGTTACTCATGTATCTTTTAAATTCTTTTCTGGTTATGTATTCATTTTCATACAACATCATGTAGCGATCTACTTTTCTTGTCCAAAATTCTCTTGACAAGTCTACTACGTTATTTCTGCATGTCATGTTTAAACCCTTTAAATAAAATGTATCTAGACCCCGCGCCCTCACCCTAGATACCACAGAGACGGTTACTCTGCGCCCAATTGACTATTTCTAGTCTAGCTCATCACCGACAAGCTTTTCAATGAACTCTGGCTCTGGCTCAAGCTCGTCCGTGCCAGCATACTCAACCCACTCTAAAACCATTACAGAGTTAAGTCCAGCACCTACACCTGACTTACCTCTATAGTTCCAATCGTAGGGGTTTACAGAAGCTTTAATCAAACTTCCATTACCTATAGCGCGAGACTCATCCCACGGGTTTCCTGCTGCGTCTACAACGCGAATAGGGCGTCCAGACTTAGCAGTAATAAACTCACCGTGATCTTCTTTGTTACCTTCGCCTGTCTTAATATCAAGACCTGCGCCTTTGAGATCACGAATAGCATCTTTGTCCAACTGACCAATGTTCATTTCATACTTGTTGGACATTTGGTTTGGTTGAAAAAGATTTGGGTAAAAAGCAGTTCCGTAGACAATCATGGATTTTTCTTCCTTCTTGATAGTGGTTGAAGTTCAGTTATAAACGATCTTATTTCTTGTGTCAACACTTTTAATGCGTGTCGGCCCAAGAAAGTCCGATCTTCGACTCGGCATCCATTTGAACACGTAGTTTTAATAGATGCCCTGCTTCTCGAATTGAGGACTGTGCTAGTTCTGCAACTCGTTCCGCATCCTGTTTATGAGCCTCAAATTGAAGCTCATCGTGTATTGTATTTACCAGCTTGGCGCGTATGCCTTCTTTCTGGATTGCTTCATCCATACAAATAGACCACTGCTTACACAGAATAGCTCCTGCGCCTTGCAGCAGCGTGTTTAAAGCCGCATGAGAGTGCCGCACATACAGCCTACGACCATCTATGCCTCGTATGTAGCCTCGCCCTGACACTTGATCTACACGGCTGATTAAGTTTTGTAGGCTTGGCATGTTGTTAAGAAACCTTTGTTTGATAACGTCACCTTGAGAGGCGTTTAGATTAAGTATAGAGCCTAGCTTGTGTGGACTAGCACCATACAAAAATGCATAGATAAATGTTTTTGCCAGTGATCTATCATCAATATCTAAAGCTTTCATCGTGACTGTATGAGGATCACCGTTTACAACCTCCTCTGCGTAATCTTTGTCCTGCATATAATGAGCAAGCATACGAAGCTCTAAGCCTTGTGCGTCCATACCACATATACGATAGTCATCATTAGGTACGGTCCAACACTCTCTGCTTTCCTTACCGTACGGTTTGTATACAGCGACAATGTTTGCCATGTTGGGATCAGCATGTGTCATTCTACCTGTCACTGCGCCAAGACTAAAAACCTTACCGTGTACTCTACCATCGTTGCCTAAAGCGTTTAGCCAAGACTCAACAGTTTTCCAACGTGTCTCAAGCATCTTCCATTCAGAAAGCTTTTTAGCAGGTTTGGGCGCAGTATCTGGAAGAGTTGCTAGATTAGCTTCACATACTTTAGGTGCGCCTTTTGGTGTAAACTCAACAGGCTTCCAGCCAGCCTCATGCATACGTTCTACAACTTGTTTATGTGATGCTGGATTAAACTCTTCAAAGTCAATTGTCCAGAAGGGACCACCTACCTCGTCATACTTAAACTGTTTTAAACCCACTTTAGATATAGCGCCAGTCTTTGTGTACTTTGGTAGGTCAGTACGAACAACTTTAACTTTTGGTGCAAAGTATTCTTTTATGTTGGCTTTAATCGCATCAGCTTTTGATTGTGTTTCAACCA